CGGCTCTTCTCAATAAGCTTTACAGCAGAGCTGTCATGAATCCACCTTGATTGATAATCAAGAAGGATAGGCACGCTCACATCGGCAACATTAGGCACTCAAGCCCCCGGCAATGGCTTCGCGAATCTTCGCAATGGTGTCGCTGTTTGAGCCTTTGCTTGATTTGATAACATCATCCACTTTCTTGGCAGCTTCTGCTTGGGCGAGCTTGCGCTCATCATCTCGGATATCACGTTCGCGGTCTTCATTGATTGCAGCTGCTTTTTCCAAGCGGCCAATAGTCAGCGCCATGTCTTTCAAGAAATCAGCATCTACCTCGACATCACCATTGAAGCCATCACGGGTCTTGGCAAATGCGATAAGCTGAAGCATTTGGTTGGTGGTGCGGTTGGTGTGCAAGGGATCCTTGGCCAGCTCATTCTGCATGGCGCGAATTTCACGCATGCGATGCGACACGCCTTTACGATTTTTCCCCAACCGCGCTACAGCAGCTCGGGAAGGCATGCCTTCAGGCAACTCAAGCTCGCGCTCTTCGATTTCATGAACCAGCCAAGCATGGTGGCCATCATAATCACTAAACTCGGAATCAAGCAGGCGAATATTCAACTCATCGCGCAAGTCTTGAGGCAGTTGGGATATCTTACTACGCGGCGCCATCAGAATGCCCCACTAAGAATACAACACAGCAAGCCTGCGAGGAATGCAACCATCAGACCATATAAACATAACGCCCAGCATAACCCATCACTGGGGCGACTAGACTGCTCAATATTATCACTGGGGACTTTTATTATATCTGGGATCTTCAAAATTATTCACCTGGGCGCGGGCGACGAATGCCCGGCACAACAGCATGGCCACAGGCAACATCATCGCCACGTGCGGTAATGGTTGCGATAGTCATGCTTCCTGCTTTTGAAGCTGTGACTAGGCCTTGCTCTTCAAGCCATGCGATATCGGTGCGTATGGTGTCGGCTGATTCGGCATGACCATATTCCGCAAGAAGGCCGCGCAAGACCAAATCAGAAACGGAGTAATCATTCTCACTGGCTAACGCTTTAAGAATGAGCAGCCGTCGGTCGTTGTTCTTTAGTTCGATAAAGCTCATTGTCTACCACCACCTTTCATCAAGAATTCGTGGATCAAGTCCAGCGTATGCATTTTCCCATCAATATTACCCAGCTGCTTATCCATGCTGTTGATACGCACATGCAATAAGCTCAAATCATCATGGCCCACAGCTAACTTCAGCCGTTCATCCATACGGCTAAGGTCTTCGCCCAAAGACTTGAACTGAACACCCACAGTTTGAAGCTGCTCAGACACTTTCACTTCCAACGCTTCAATTTTTGAAGTGTTTTTATCGCGCTTTTTTTCCGTGTAGATATAAATCGCAATAGCACCCGTGATGATAAACTGGGCGATATCAACGATCACTTTAAGGTCTAAGCCAGTCGTTGGATCCACGCTTACACCTCCGCCGCTTGCTGGCAGAGCACACAGCGCACCGCACGCGGCACTGCTTTTCTTCGCATGGCCGGGATACGCTCACTACAGTCGATGCAGATGCGATTGCCATCCGCATCATGTTCGGCAGCTTCGCTTGGTGTGTTCATCACGTTTTGCAATGCGCGCTGGAAGTTCTCATCTTCAAGCTGCTGTGCCTTATCTACGATATCACTCATGGGTTAACCTTTGCGCCCAGCTCGCTTAATGCAGCCTCAAGTCCTTTGATACGGGCATTCTTTTTTTTGAAATTATTTATCAGTGCTTCGGCATCGTTATTAGCGAGGCAGTGCAATTCACCAACCTTTTGGAACAACACGGTATCCAGTGGGTCGGATGCAGGAATCACCACACGCTCAGCGGGGTTCACTTCAATGGTTTTCACAATGGGTGTGCAGGCGCTCGCCAGCATCAAACAGAGGAGCAGCGGAGCAATATTGTTTAGGCGAGACAAAAGGCTTGCCCGAGCAGCCTCGGGCTTCTCGTTGTATTCGTCTGCACCCATAGCTTCATCATGAGCCTGCTGATAAGCATGTTCAGCAGCTTGTGCCGTTGCTGTGGACTGTTGTTCAACCACTGCGTTATCGCGCTGCTGGATAGCTTCCGCAGCCTTACGTTCAGCGCGAGCGCGCTGCCATTGAACATATAAGATGTAGGACGCCACAGTACCAATTAAAGCTATGATAATTACCCAAGAGGCGGGAATCATACTGAGTCCTTTGACTGCGCAGAGATAACATTGGTAACGTTTGTGGTCGCCATGCCAGTGCCAGGCTTGCCGCGTGGATCCGCGGCACCATGCTTGCCTTGGGCATGGGCCCGAGCCGCATAAGTGATATTTGATGCGCCAAGCAAAGCAATGGCCACATTCGCATCGAGCTCACCAAACATATCTGAGCGCATAAACTTCATCAGTACACAAATCCAAGTGACGATATTAAACAGGCGCGAAGTTGAGATTGAGCCATCGGGGTTCTGAATCATATTCATATCAGTCCACCGCCTTGAGCGCTTGAATGGTAAACCAAGCCAGTGCAGTCATTAGATTCAACATCACCACAAAACCAATGGCGATTTGCTTATCTTCTTTTAGACACAGGTCAGCCTTGGGATTCATTTTGAAGGCAATCCAGGCCATCCAGTTTGAGCAGACAAATAGAACGCCAAAGATTCCCCACCAAATGCAAATCATTGTAGTAATCATAAGGCTCCCGCTGCAGCCAAAAGTGCATATATGACTACGATGTTTTTAATTAGAAATACCGCCGCCCCGGAGAGGCCTGCGCGGATATCAGCGGCATGCTCTGCCGCCGTGTTGGTGTTGCCGTCCAGCCGCTCTTTCCATGCAGCAACTGCCCAAGCCGCACCAAAGGCCAGCAAAACCAGCAACACAATTGAGACCTCGCCTTTCCATGCAATAGCAATCACCAACATCGCCCAAAACGCGATATCAGCAAACAACCCCACGCCATAGAAATGCAGCATCTTATCTGTTGCGAAACGCTTAAACATACGATCGATAACAGTACCGCTCATACGCCACCTCCATGCAGGTGGTCGCGCTCTACAGTTAGCGGGTAGTTGATCCAGGCGCCAACATTGAAGCCAGGGCATGCTTTGGATGAAAACTCATTGTGGCCGTGCAAAGTGATATCAGGATGTTTGAAGCCGATATCAGAAGTGAGGCGATGCAGCGCATCCCATTGCTCGCGGGTGAATTTATCTTTGCCGATTAAACAAATATGGATGGATTCATGATTATGGCCATGTGCGCCATTGGCGATTTCCCAAGGCTCAATAAAGGCATCATCATCAAGCGGAACAAGCGGCTCAACATTTCCGCCAACTTCAATCACATAATGATAACCAGCACTTTTCCAGCCGCGCTGACCTTCTGAAACTGGCCCCGTGTGCCAATACAAAATATCGGCCGCCGTGTTGGGTCGGCCATTTGGTGTGTCGGAACAGTGGACAATAAGCTTGGTGATTTTTGCCATTTGAAAACCCCAGTGGGGCTTGTATTAAGGGAAAGACCTTTCGGCCTCTCCCTCATCACCCACAACAGGGCATATACTGTGAGCTTAAAAAAACAAAGCCGCTGGACATGTGTCCAACGGCTTATGCCTGAATCGAAAGGTTACGTTAAAACTAAAACGTGCGGGTTGTCAAATCAATCCAACTAATTTGATTTGGTAATCGTGATGACTGATGGCTCGTAAACCATCTTAGCTTTATTAAACTTACTTGTAACTGTCACCGATCCTCTTTTCTAGCTTTGGGTTAAAACTTCGTTGATAAGCTAATGGTTTGAGTAGTGCCAAATTGATTACCATATTTGAAGAATTGGCTGTAGTCGTCAGTGCCGCGAATTGAATAGGCGTAATTTAGATGATAATCGCCAAAGGTGTAACCAAGCTCAACACCAAGAATGATACCTAAAGCCGCATAGCTAGCACTCAGACCATAAGGTGCGGGCTCGGCAATCGGGCTCGCTAAAGATTTGTTCATCACGGTCATGCTCTCAACATAAGCCCCTGCAAATCCACCAAACGTTGGGTTCCGATTATAACTGCCAGATTTAAAAACAAACTCACTGCCAACCATGCGATATTGTGTAGGCAGAACTTCTCTCGATACATCGTATATCGTGGCCTGTACCGATGTTGAACTGGATAGCCCATAGTTGACGAGAAGCCCAAAACCTGTTGCAGATACGCTTTCATTTCCGGGGCTAATAGAAATTGTCGGGTTAGCTACGCCAAGCATGATATCACCCCTCTCGGCATTTGCAGTAAAGCTAAATGTAGTCATAGCCATCACCGCGCAAACAATTATCTTTTTCATTTATTCTCCATGACTTACTTCTCAGTTAATATCTTTTCTAGCTCCGCTGCCAGTTTGCGGCACTCCTGACTTGCAGGCTTGCTTTCCAAATGCCTGAGTAGCCTCAGCAAAAGCAGCCTAGAAACAGGTGTCTTTTCGATTTTAGTTGAGATTTTATCCATCCGCAAGCTCCAAAAATCCGAAAGCGCTGTCCGATTGGCCGATGGACTTTGCCGAGCGCTCGGCAATCTGACTAGGCCTTTCTCCCTGCAATCACATAAACAACACGACCTGCAATACGGATGTCAGATACCATACTTGCCGCGACTTCTTGCGGCGCATACTCAGGGTTGGCACTGATGATTTTTACGCTGCCATCAAACATCTGCTGGATGCGCTTTACCAACACGTGGCCATCCACCTGTATAATGTATATAGCATCCGCTTCTATCTTTGTCACCTCGGAGTTTACCAAAAGCATATCGCCATCATGGATATCCTTTTCGCGACCAGCGCCTGAATCCATCGAATCGCCACGGGCGGTGATAATCCGCAGCTTGGCTGGCGATATACCAAACTCTTGCTTCAGCCAGTCCTTCCTAAACGCCAGCGAGTATCGCACATCTTCGGAATCAACCAAAGAGCCATGCCCTGCTGAGGCTTCAACATCAAGCCTCGGGATCAAAGCGAAATCATTTAAATCTTCCTGACTTTCAATCCCATGAGCCTGAACTTGCGCACCGAGCTCCTTCAGTCTTTTAACGCGCTCAATTATCTGAACTTTATATTCCTGATCCACCACATGAGTGGGGTAGTCCCCAACCTGAGGCATGCATTCAATTTCCTCATCAATATCGCCCAACAGCGTCAAAATGTCATCCGCGATATCATTAAAGGAAGTATCTTCTTTTGGCACAACATGCCTTTCCATCTTAAGCATCGCGCGCCTGCGACTATCATCATGGGCCTTAGCTGCGCTAACTGTTGACAACAACACTCCTGAGCCCCTGCTGGACTCGATGGCGCTTTTATTGGCGGGTCGGCGTCCCCTAGAAAGCTTTTTTTCTATAGCTAGACCTTCTTCGCTCAAGTCAAACAAATTGGGCAAGTAGCCTTCTTCCCCATGTCCAGTCAGAACGTAATTAAGGTTCACCCCAATGCTAAATAAAGACTGAAGATACTTTGCATCTGGGCTTCGGTCGCCGCTCTCGTATAGAGATTGCGTTTTTTTCGTCACCCCGCCCAGCTCTCCAAATTCGGTCTGATTGAGCCCTAAACGAAGCCTTTCATCCCTAAGTCTCTCTCCAAAAGTAACCGAATGCACATTCATAGCTTGACAAGTTTACCATACGGTTTCATGTTACGCATAATGCAACCGTTTGGGGTACCAAATAAACCTATCGGTAACAATGCCCAAATGCGCAACGTTCGCGCATTTGGCAGATTCCAAATGCGAAAACGATGTCGCATTTGACAAACAAAGGAGAAGGGTATGAAGCCATCAGACATCAAAGCCGCGATGCTTAAGCGCGGCATCACCCAAAGAGAAATATCCCTCGTAGCTGGGACCACCCCAACTCGCATCAGCGAGGTTATTAATGGAAGAGCTACTAAGCGGGAGTACCGGCAGGCTGTAGCAGAAGCTATCGAAGCCCCGCTCACGACAGCTTTCCCCGACGAAGTGCACCGTAAAAACGGTCGTATTCAGGTGCCATCTGAATATTTTCAGAAAGCGATGGCGTCCGCGTGAATAATATTATTTCGTTGTGTTTCATGTGTGCAACGTTACGCATCTTGCAACGCCGTTGCAATTATAGAAACGGATGCAATTTGCAACGCCACCTTTTGGGGGGCTTACAGTGAGCAATAAGTTTTATAAGCCTGCTACTTTTGATGATGCCATTTATGGCATGGTGCATCATGGCCACCACAGCATTGAAGTGCTCGCTGATATGATAGGCTGGAACGTTTCTAGCCTCTACCGCGCAGCCAACGCTTGCGATGAGCAAGTGAACTTTCCTGCAAAAAAACTCACAGGCGCAATGATTGCGCAGCAAGACTTCTCACCGCTTTTTCATATGGCCTCACGCACTGGCCACCTTGTGATACCACAACCCAAAAAACGCGGACGCATGACGCAAGATGAGCTCAATGAACTACAGCAGCATCAGCTCAATGCACTGACTGCACTCACTAAATTTTTCGCAGGCGACATGACCCAAGACGATGCGCGCAAAGCCATCGAAACAGCAATGGGCTCACTTGCTCGGGGTCGCCTTGCTGTTAATCACGGCATCAAACAAGAGGAGCTAGATTTATGAGCCTTTATTCATCACCCCAAATTACCCGCGCCTACCAATTGATAGAAGTGCTTGCTGGCCATGAATTTGACCCACTAACAAGCAAGCAAATCAAGTTGGCAACTGGCTGGGATGGCGCCACAACAACACGCCAATGCCAAGCTGCTGTGGCTGCTGGGATTGTTGAACAAACACCCGACATGAAGTGGCGGTTGAAGGTTGGGAAAATCACCAACATCGCTGTGGCGGTACAGCACGGCTCACAAAGGGCGAAGGCTCGCCTTGAAGATTCAGTAAATAACTACACTCGGAGCGCATACTAATGAGACCAACATCATCTGAACAAAAACTACAGGAAGCTGATGCAACGCGCATCGGAGCTGATGCAGAGGCCGTCGTTGCAGAGGTCGACCAAAACCGAATCATCACTACACAGCGTGGGCATCAACTCAGCCAGATTGCTGGCGACTTACCCGATGACGCTAAAGCGCTTTGGCTTTATGCAGAGCGCAGCTTAACCCAATCAGCCGTATCGATGATTGATGCTGGTCGCGCCTTTATTAAACTAAAAGAAATCGTTGCTCATGGTGAATTTAGCGAAGGCCTCAAAGCGCGGGGGATATCGCCTCGAAGCGCTCAGCAAATCATGTCAGGCGCTCGCCGATTCGCTGACCGCTCTGATAAATTCCTCAAGCTTGGCCGCTCAAAATTATACGCCTGCCTTGAGTTCTCAGACGACGAGCTGGATATGCTTGAAGAAGGGCAATCCGTTTTGGATACGGACCTTGATGAATTGGACCGCATGACCTCTAGAGAACTCAAAGCGCTTATCAAAAAGCGCGATGCCGATATCGATGTGAAGAACACATTGTTGGAAGCGAAGAACAAACAGATTGATGATGTGGCTGCGGAAAACGCAGGGCTTCGTGGCGATATCAAGGGTGGCGCAACTAACCCATCGCTTCAAGAAATCGAATCAGAAAAAGCCCAAATCATCATCCCTCTGATGCGCCTTAAAAACCGCGCAGCTGCACTTGAGACGAACGCACAAGGCGGGGCTATTAACCGCGCTGAGTGGTTTGCTCTTCAATCGGCTTGTGATGTGATTCGCAATGAATTGGCGCAGGCGCTGGATGCGCTGGATGCATCTGGCGGCGACTTCCAGTTTGCGATGGCCAACGCAGCAATGCCAACGGACGATGCATCATGATTCGTGAATCTGCGCTCGCTGAAGCGGCCTACGCCATCCAAAACACCCGCCTTGGAAAAGCTGGCGCCGCGAAGGTGCAGGCAGATTTGCTTGGCATTTCACCACAAACACTTTACCGCCAGCTCAAGGCCAAAGGCTTATATCAATGCGACAGAAAGAAGCGCGCCGATAAAGGTGAGGTGCGCATTGAGGGTGTTGATGATGATATGATTCTGAATGTTGCCGCCCTAATGCTGACATCAGCACGCAACCAAGGCCGCATCATTATGCCTGCGGAAGTGGCCATCGAAATCGCTGAAAGCAGCGGCATGATTCCAAAGGGCGTGTTGCTTCCATCAACACTCAACCGTCACCTTCGTAAACTCGAGGCGGATAAGCGCTCAATGCTTGCGGCAGAGCCGCATATCAAAGTACGCAGCCTGCACCCCAATCATTATCACCAACTCGATTACTCCGTGTGTGTGCAATGGTACCTCGACAAAAAAGGCATGGGCGAGCGCGATATGGTGACCCAAGTTTACAAAAACAAACCTGACAATGTGGCTGATGCGCACGCTAAGGGTAAAAACAAACTTATCCGCGCTGTGTTAACCGATCACTTCACTGGCCTTATCTATATTAGATACTACTACATCCCCGGTGAATCTGCGCGCATGGCCATTGATTTCCTTTCGCACGCTTGGCGCGAAAAGGAAGATGGCAACCCATTTCATGGTGCGCCACTCATGCTTGGCATCGATAAGACTGGCGCACATCGCGACAGTGGATTCTTAGCTTTCCTTGACGCTTTGGGTGTGACCCCTGAAACCCATGCAGCGGGCAATTCAAAAGCCAGTGGTCAAGTGGAATGTGCGCAGCGGATTGTGGAGCAGCGCATTGAATCACGCCTACGCATTTCTCCTGCCAAATCAGTAGAAGAACTCAATGAATTAGCAGCGCTCGAGTGCAGAAAACTCAACGCCACGATGCGTCATTCACGGCATCGCCAAACACGCGCTGGCCTTTGGCAAACCATTAAAGCCGAGCATCTACGCACCATCAAAGTCGCACACGATGACCTGCTTGCTCTGGCAAATAAAGAAAGCCGCAGCGTGAAGGTGAAAGGCGACTACACCATTCAGTTTGATGGTGATACGTACAAGGTGTTTGATATCCCTGGCATTTCGCCACGCATGAAATTGGAAGCGCGGCGCAATGTGTTTGATATCGGTACTATCCAAATACGCATTCATTCAGATGAGCCTTGGATTGCTGTGCAGCTCGAAGAGCGCATGTCTGACCTTGATGGTGGCTGGGCGGCTGATGCACAAGTGGTTGGTGAGGGCTACAGCAAGGCAACTGAAACCAAAGCCATGCAGCACAACAAAACCATGACGCGCGCAGCTTATGGCGCAGATACTGATCGTGATGCTGAGAATGCCCGTAAGCGCCGCGAAAAACCATTTGCAGGCGTTGATGCATTCGCTTCGAGCAAGGAATTCCAGCACCCGTCCTATATGAAGCGCAAGGGTACTGAATTGCCGCTGGCAGCAACTGCGCAACCCGAACTTCTCTACACAGGCATCAAGATGATCAAGCGCGTGATTGCTGTGCGCGGAAGCCGCTTGTCGCCTGAAGAAAACCAAGCCCTCAAATCAGCATTCCCGAACGGTATGAGCGACGACGATATCAATGATTGGATCAACAACAAAACAGCCACGCCTGCACTACGTGCGGTGGGTTAAAGGAGAAGCCATGTTCAAGGTCAAAGCGAAAGCGTTAAACACGATGATCAATGCAGCCATTGCTGATATGAGAAGTAAGCCATACGTCGTATCAGAAGCAAGCACTATTCATGTGGAAAGCGGCATCTTTGTTCAAATTATTGTTACACGAGATGAAGGTGATTTGTGGGACATCAAAATCCCTGAAACTTACAAACAAGCTTAAAATAATAAAGGAGAAAGGAGAATGTTATGCGCCCACAACACGCAACAACAGACAAACCACAATACGGCCGAAAACGCATTTGCTACCAGCTTGGCGGCAGCGATAAGCCCAAGGTTGGAGAGACCATCTATATGAGCGAAAAATGCCCAATCAAACTACAACGCATCTTTGTTGAGCGGGGCGTTATCGCTCAAGACGTTGGCTCAAATATCATCAATAAAAACGGTGTGGCGCTATCCCGCTCTACCATTTCCCTGGTGTTAAATCGCGGCTACATGCCAATCGGCCAAACACCAGACTTCAAGGAACAAATGGAAGCGTATTTACGCGGACTGGAAGTGCCTGAAGACATTATCAAAACCTGCTGGGAGCGGGAAGAAAAAGACAACGTTGTTCCGATTGGCTCCCTGACTGGCCGCAAGAAAAACCCCATCACCCTTGTTGAGCCCAGTGCTGAACATTTATTTGAAGCAACACTAAAGGAGGCAGAAATGCTTACGCCCACAACACTAAGACAATTTGGGTTATTCAGAAATCCATTCATCGACGATATCCAAAAGGATGAAGATGTATATATGAGTGAGTCGCATCGCTATTCACTCGCAGCCATGACCGACGCCGCACAAAACGGTGGCTTCTGCGCCATTGTTGGCGAGTGCGGCGCTGGCAAATCTGTGCTTCGCCGCAAGCTGATTCAGAAGCTGCAAGCAGAGCGCGATGTGCGCGTGATTTACCCGCAAACCATCGACAAACAATACCTCACATCCAATCAAATCTTGGAAGCGATTGTGAACGACCTTAGCCCTGATTCAAAGGTGCGACGCACCAATGAAGCCAAGGCTCGCCAAGTGCGCGATCTCTTATTGCATAGCTCACAAACCGGCCAACGCCATGTGTTGCTGCTTGAGGAAGCGCATGACCTGACTGTGGCCACAATGAAACAACTTAAACGCTTATGGGAAATCGAAGATGGCTACCGCAAGGTGCTTGGCATCGTGTTGATTGGCCAAACCGAACTGGCGCACCGCCTGAATCGCCAAAACCATCCAGAAATGCGTGAGGTGATTTTGCGCTGCTTGATATCTGAGCTGATGCCTTTGGATGCCGACCTTGAATCATATATGACGCTGAAATTCAACCGGGTAGACGTTCCTTTACAGCGGGTGTTTGAAAACGGCTGGGCTGATGCCGTGCGCAACCGCTTAACCATGCGCAACGGCCAAACCGTGCGCTCCATGCTTTATCCGCTCTACATCCACAACTTGCTTGCCGCAGCGATGAACCACGCTGCTGAACTGGGTGAGCCGCTCGTAACCGCTGAGATTATCAACGATGTGTAACTCAGCCAAAAACGAAGTTGTCGGCCGCTGTGATGGCTGCGGATTGGTGGACCACCACTTGAAAGGTGGCCTTTGTAAAATTTGCATCGAGAGAGAGGGAGGAAGCAATGGACTTACAAACAATACTGATATTACTCATATCCGTTGGGCTGATTTGTTGCGCATTCGTGATCATTCACCTGTGCAAAAAACCACAGCCGTTTAGTGAATCAGAAACCGCCATTTATGGCCGCATGATCAATACAGGAGAAAAATGATGGCAAAAACAAGAGTAAAACAAGATGCAGCTGTGTATCCAGTGCCGCAAAACGAAATGGAAGTGCGCGGTAATATCAAAAAGATTGGTGACCACCAGCGCCAGCGCGACCGTATCGAAGCTGATATGAATGATGCAATTATCAAGCTGAAAGAAGACTACGCCAATCAGGCAGCTCCACACAACAAAGCCATTGAGCTGTATTCAAAAGGCGTGCAAACCTACTGCGAAGCCCACCGCGAAGAACTGACCAATCACGGTAAGAAAAAGTCTGCTGATTTTGGTACTGGTGATGTGCAATGGCGTATGCGCCCACCATCAGTCCGCATCAAAGGTGTGGATGATGTGATTGAGGCGCTGAAAGCACTGAAACTAACCCGTTTCCTTCGCTCGAAACTTGAAATCAACAAACCCGCCATTCTTGAGGATCAAGAAGCTGTGCAGCACATCAAAGGCATCTCGATTTCACAGGTTGAAGATTTCGTGATTAAACCTTCAGAAACTGAATTGGAGGAGGTGGCGTGATGCTGGCCTACGCATGGGCTAGTGGGCTAATTGGGTTTGGTGATGAGCTTCCTGAAGGTGCATTGATCATAAGGTCAGCGGTAACAGAGGCGGATAAAGCTCTAATCGAGGTGCGTGCGCGCCGCGGTTACAAAGAAGAGCTGCTTGTTCCTGGAGTACCCGAAGCCAAAACAGAAGATGATGCAGTAGACGCCTTGATTGCCTGGTGCGATTGGGTGTTTCCTTATTCCTGTGAAAAGAAGGTAGCGTGATGACTAAACACGTTCCCGAATTCACAACATTGGATATCGCCAAAAAACGCCTTCAATCCTTTATGGATTCCTTCAATGCCACACTCAAAGAGTGCGCCATCATTTTGGGTTGGCGCGATGAGCGTGACCTGAAACTTATGCTCAAAGCCGAGGGTGATCATCCCGATGCTGCGATGGTGATGAGCGCCTTCGGCATCGACAACGTGCCGTTTGCTGAAGCCAAGCTGCTTGAGATGCGCGGCGGAGTACTCCCAAAAGTCAAATCAAAAACCACCCCAACTTTAGACATAAAGGAGAATGTTATGTCAGATCAAAAAGAAACATCAGAAACATCAAGGGCTACCGTAGCCGAATTAGCTAGACGTTTGCATAAAGAATTTCGCACGGGTCAGGGTAGGAAATTAACCAATGCCAACGCTGCGGCCATGATGAATAAAAACAAACCAGCAACGGTGACGCGTGTATTCAACGATAAAGCATTGTCAGTTGGCTTGTCGCCTTCAGGTCTTGAAACGCTTAAATATGAATATGCTATTGATATTTTAAAGGCACTGGCGGCCTGTCATTGGCCAGGAGGCCTGCCCAAAGAGCTTATGCCTTATCAACCTGCGGCTCCCCATTACGCTGACCCTCGTGTAAAGGGAAAAGCAGAGCGCTCACACAAAAAATCTTATGCCGACCCTCGCGTTACAGCACAACAAACAGCCGATACGGATGAAAAAGAAACAGGTGGTGATGATATCGGTTTCGAAGATGCTGAAACAGCAAATGTCAGTGAGGAAGAGGCCTACTTCCCTTCAGAAGACTCAATGCGTGAAGTGCTATCTAACCACTTCAAAACGCAAACTGGGTATGATATTTCTGAAATCAAAGATTCGCACAAAGAAATTGATTTGATTTTGGTGGCGCGCCGTTCTGGTTTTAAGGTACGCGTGTTGGTTGACACATTATGCTAATCACGTGCCCATCGTGCGGAAGTAATGGGTCAATTGACTTATTCTTAAGCGATGTTGATTTTCGGCAAGCTGTGGTGGCTGCAGCTGAGTTGCCATCAAATTGCGGCACGTTGGCGCTGAAATACATCGGCTTATTTCGCCCGGGCAAGCGAAAACTTAGTGCGGCAAGAACAAGCAAACTAATTCGTGAAGTTGTTGATTTGATTAACGCTGAAACCATTAAGCTTGCCCAGCAAGAATCAAGGGTGCCTGCCCATATTTGGGAGCGCGCATTAAATGTAGTACTCGATAAAGAAAGCATCCAACGCCCACTTAAAAATCACAACTTCCTCATCAAAGTGGCACTGAATCTTGTTAATCAGTATGAGTCTATGCCTGATGAAGATGTGGCTCCTGTTGTTACGCGAAAATCTTCTGGATTTGTGGCGGCTGCGACTGTGCTTAAAGGAAAAGATACTGATAATTCCCAAGCCAAAGAGAAGCTGCTGGCGATGTCAGTCCAGGAACGCGCTGGTTTATATGATATGGCTTCAGACAAGCTCGTTGCCTCTGGCATTGCCAAAAATCTCATCATTCAGCCCATGCTCGAAGGTATGGCTCTATCTATTATAATGGGGAACGCGTGAGTTTCGTTATCGATAAGCATTCGGTGCTGGCTGCATTGTCACAGCATATCGGTAAAGCGCGTGGGCTATCCGCAAAGGATCTCGTTGCCCAAATCACTTGGGAACGCGCAACTGATGCTCAGTGTCGCATGCTGCGCCATGTGATTGAAGAGCTTAGGCACGAAGGTCACCACATCTGCGCGCATCCATCCAATGGCTATTTCATTGCCGCCAACTCACAAGAGCTGAATGAGGCGTGTGAGTTTCTGCTTAGTAGAGCAATGACTTCGCTCCATCAAATTTCTAAAATGAAGAAGGTAAGCCTGCCTGATTTGCATGGGCAGCTTGGTCTTAAGCTATGAGCACCATCCGCCCAATCGAGTTCCGTAGTATGATAGGCCGACCTGCTTTTATGGCATCAGTTTTATGCCCACAGGTTCGTAATATTTCGACTGGTAAAACAGGCCCACAATGGCTTGGCACCATCAACTGCAATGCATGTTCACATGTGCTTGAAATTCACATTTTTCATAAACAACAGACTGGGGAGGTGCACTGTGGCGCCCCCTTCTAAAACATCTGCTAAAATGAGAATCAATGAACTCGCAAAAATCCATATTGCCAAGAAAGATTTGTGCCTGGATGACGATACATATCGCGATATTTTATGGACGCTTTTTCGTAAGCGCTCTGCATCTGATTTGGACTCACAAGCACGCTTCAAATTGATTGCTCATTTCAAGAAATTAGGCTGGAAAGCAACCCCCAAAACTAAGCGTAAAATTGAGGATCCAAAGGCGGGTAAAATCTGGTCGCTTTGGTATCAGTTAAAAGATGCTGGCTTGGTTGAATCAGTCACCCCAAAAGCTATCCGCGCATACGTAAAAAAACAGACGAACTGCGACGATATTCGCTTCTGCACGGAAGACCAAAAATCACACGTTATTGAGTGCCTAAAACAATGGTTGGCGCGTTCAAAATGAAACGATTAACCAATGACCAAATCAAGGAGATATCAGCGCATGTACTGCCTGAATCTTTACCTGGTGATTTGGCTGAAGCAGCTGACTTTATAGGTGTCTATAAAGCGCTTCTTCTTGGTTATCATATGACTGGATATATCTACCTGAAGAAATGGAACGAAAACACTGAATCTTGGACAAAGCATCATCAGTTGATGGTCGATATTATTGGCCTAGACGATGCGGAAATCGTTATTACAAACTTTAGTGGCACTCATTTTTATATACCTAAATGCGAAGCCTTCTGGCGCGCCTGGATTCGTAAGATGATTATTGATACTAAAGATAAGGATCAAGCTGAACTCGCTCGATTATATGATTATTCTGATCGTCATATTCGCAGGATCCAGCGCCAAGCAAGAAGTGGTGAAAATCAGATGGACTTGTTTAACTCTTAAATTGTAACCCTGCTTTTTTAGCGCTTACAATTTTGACGTTGCTTTGTAATAGTCACCAAAATAGAGGTTACAATCATGAGTAGAGGCATTACCAAAAACTATTTCGCTGTGTTCGACTTCCTTAAATCAAAAGGCGATTATGCAACTATTGAAGAGGTTGCCTCTGGCATCAATATTAACCGCAGTTCAGTTCATCGCGCTCTTGTTCGCCTGGTGAAGTTTAAAGTTGTTTCTGTTTTGCCCACCGACAGGTATCGCTACAAAATTGAACCCAACTATCTCGATACAGATTACGGTTCGCTTCTGGAAAAAAGCCGCCCTTTTTCCTCTTAATTCACATTTCATATATTGTAACGTTGTTTCAAATCATTCT